CATCTAAGTATCTGGCCCCTTTGTCGCTGGTAGTCTTGGTTACTCTGATATCGTAGCGGGTCCCGTTACTGATAGAGACCGGCGAGCCGCCGGCATAGGTTCCGCTGGCCGTATAGGTTATCTTCTTCGGCGTTGAGCTACTGTTACTCAGAGTGGTATTGACCAGAGTTGACCAGGCGCCCTGCCCGGCCTCGGATATCTCTACCTTTACCCCCATCGAGCTGGAGGAGTAGCCCCCGGCACTGTTAAAGTAAGCCAGCCGATATTCCAGAGTTATTTCCAGGTCATCGTAGTCGTTATCCGGCGTGGTCCAGGTCTCGGCCCCGCCGCTGTAGCTCACTTTGCGATTGGGCCGGTATTCCGGCTTGGCCTGATTAAAGATGGCCGTCTGATTTAACGTCCCTCTTCGCTGGTAGGTAGTGACATCGTCGAAGTTGCCCACCGGCTGGTCGTTAATGCGAATCGAGCCGGCTACTATCCCCTCTACCGGACCCTCACTTAGGCCTACTATCATATAGATAGTCTCCTCCTCGCCGTCGGCTACCGTATAGGCCGAGATGATATTGCCGTAATGCTTGACCTGTCCGTAGCCGCGGGGTCTGACTAGCCCCTGTCCCTGCAACGTCTGGGGATTCCAGCCGAAACTCTGGGATTGATGCAGGCCTTCCAATCTCGTTGTCTTGGGTTTCGGCCCTAACAGGCTCAGAAGATAACCGCCCCCGATGGCCACACCCACCGTCAATAATGTCCCCCAGGTAAATATATGGGCGGCCGCCGCCGCGGCCGCTCCCCAGAGCAGAGTACCGAGACCCGATACCAATCCTGCCCGCAGAGCTGGCATCATAATTATTTCATCACCGGCCTTGCACCGATACTCCCGCTGCTGCTCCCCGCTCAGCACCTCCTGATTGACGCGGATAATCAGGTCCTCGTTATGTGGCATATACTGGCGAGTTAGAGTAGTCAGCCTCTGCCGCCGGTAAGGGACATAATGAATGAATCTCTGCCGCTCATTGACCGGATGTCGGAGTATTATCAGCTTGAGAGCTTTAGCCATAGCGATAGAATCCTTCTATAAACATCTGCCAATACTTATGCTTGAGTGACGTGATACAGACCGAGGTCTTTTCGGTAATGTGAATAAAACTCCGCCCATCTGCTAAGACATGGCCGATATGCCATTTTTCTTTGCCATCATCCTCAAAGACTCGAAACACCACCGCGCACCATGGCTGCGGCTCCTCGATTTTATGTCCGTACAAATCCTTAAGCGTCTCGAACAGCTCATTTTTTTCGTTCCCGTTTTTAGGCGTATCGTAGCCGGGCAGAAACCGGTCCAGGCGTCTGGCAATCTCCAGAAATAGACCCCAGCAGTCGTAGAACTCCGGCCCCCGGCCGTTCTCGGCGTAGGGCTTATCCATCAAATCCGAGATATCTATCTTTAACATAATTTACGCACCTTCAGGCATCACCATGCGAATTTTACCGTCTTGCTTCGCAGCCCGACCTCACCTCCGAATCGCGTCTGGTTACTATATTGTTTGCATTGGGCCAGCGTCCCGTTACAGACAGTCTCGGCGCCGCTGTAGGCGCATTCGGCCCCCTTAAAGTGAGAGACGAAACAGCAGTAATTCGCAAAATACCGATTCTGAGGTACCCTTTGAATTAGCGGGTTCGGTGCCCCTAAGATGAAGGTTATCCACTGCTCGGTAGGCGTGGCGCTCAGTATCATGTACTCCATGGCCTTGCTGGACATATCCATATCCAAGTGCTGGGAGTTGACCGGCGTGGTTACGATAGTATCGCCGATAGCCCCCTCGTAATCCTCCACATAAGGCAGCAGGTAATTTACAATATCGATATTGGTGACTTTCAGCTCCCTGGTCGGCAGCTCACCCGTCTCGGTATAGCGCCACGGCCCCAGGGTAAAGTTGCTGCGGGTATAGGTATTACCGCCGTAGCTGATGTTCTTGGTATTGTTAACGAATCTCAGGGTCTCCTCCACCCCGCTTATAGTGATAGCTAACAGCCACAGCCAGGCCGACTGGCTGACTAACTTTCTTGAATCTCTAACAATCTCACCTGGCAAATCGACTGGCATAATCTATTCCTTTAGGCCCCCGCACTCGATGATGAGGACGATGACGACGATGACGAGGATGATGATGAGGAGCTGCTCGAAGACGATGAGGATGAGGATGAGGAGCTGGATGATAGGCTGGATGATTTCGATTCGCTGCTGTCAATCTGTTCAAAAACAAGTGGTGCTTTCCATCTTGTCGGGTCTTTATCTTCCGGCGTAAATTTCAAGGGTAGGCATTCTTCGGCAAAGCAGACGAAGTAAGTCTTTTGGTCCCGCCGATTGTACCACCAGAACTTATCCGCTCCATAGTTAGCATTTGTCTGTAGAGTTTCCAGATTGCTTTTATCGGTATCGGTCAGTAGTCGGCCGATACAATGCCATTTTTTCGGCACCCAGGTAGCTCGGGACCGTCGGACCTGATAACCGGCTGTATAGGGACTACGATGGGTTGGATCGAAGGCCTTGGTATCTGTGTAATCGCGAAAGATAATTTTTCCGGTCAGTACCGGAAATCTATTCCACATTGCTAATCACCTCGGTTATTACCTGCTTGGCCTGGCCGCCCCGCACCACGTTGTTACACCAGACATCGATTATTCGTTTATCCTCTTCCATTCTTTGGCTGGACCGGTCTATCCCCATAGGCATACCCTGATACATCAGATTGATAACTACCTGGCCGCCCAGGGCCCCGCCCCTCAATTCACTTAACGGTGTTATCAATTCCGGCTCCCGTTCGGCTAACCAGGCCAGTTGCGGTTGCATGGCCAGGCCGCCATATTGATAGCGGGCCAGAGTTGCCCCGGCCTGTGCGCTCACCGTCCCTGTTGTGGGCAATCCTCCTCCTATTCCGCTTATTAGCCCGGTGATGCCCGCCCTTAGCATACCGGATATAGCCAGACCCATGGGCTGGAAGATAAGATTCTGCATCACCGAACGGGCTATGCTGCGAATGACCTGCCTCATCACCTCATCAAACTTCTTGGCCTCGAATGTCATATCCTCGAAGGCGTTGCCGAACGCCCGGCCGATATCATCCGCTATCCGGGCCAATCTCTGGGCCTGCTCCAGTTCTTTGAGTTTTTGCCGGTACTGCTCGGTCAGATTTATGGCATACTGAGTATTTGCCAGACCCTGCTCTTTGATGGCGTTCTCGAAATCCACCATCTTGGCCGCGTGCCAGTGGGCCTCTCCTATCCGTCCGGTTATATCAATCTCCCTTTGCAGAACCGGCAGATATTTCGTTCTTATCGTCCTGGCCGCCTTTTCCTGGGCCTCTCCGGTAAGAATCTCTGGTCTCTTGGCAAGTTGGATATTAGCCATATTGAGACGATCCAGATTATCTATCAATTCCTGCTGCACAGCGCTCTGGGTTTTCAAGCCCGCATTTTTGCGCACGATGTCATCGAGGATTTTTTTGTAAACCTCCGGATATTTGGGTTGCAGTTTATAAGCTCCGCCCGGTCCCATCGAACCGGGAGCAAATCCCTGCTGAAAAGCCGTTTCCCCCATTATCATTTTATACATTCGCTGGGCTTCTCTTATGTCGTGAATATCCGGTTTGGGTATCTCTGTCTTTAAGGCCCTATCTGCAATCTCCACCGACTCTTTTAGCAGCTTAATGTAGTCGGTCATAAACGGCAGGATTTTATCACCCAAAGTCTCACCTAAGTCGGATAACGCATTTTTAAATTGAGTAGTCGTTCCTTCCGCTGTCTTGGCTGCTTCCTCCGCCAACCCGAACGATTCAGCCCCTATCTTGAGCAGCTCATTGAACTTCTCCTGAGCCGAGAGGTTCTGGTCGATAACGATTCCGTAGCGGGTCAATAGTTGCGTCTGACCCTGTGAGGCTCGCCCCACCAGCATCATGGCACTGGATAAATCTATCCTGAACCTGGCCGCTAATCCTATAGCCGCGGTCGTGGCCTCTTGGAGCTTATTCGTTGTCACTCCCAAATTAGCGGCATAAGCCATCTGGCTGATTATCTGCTCGTCACCGTAGATAGTCAGCCTCTGCATGGCGGCTGCATAATTCTTAAATTCCGTTATCGAGCTTTGAGTAGCCGCCATTAGTTCGCGTTCGGCATTTTCCTGGACCATGGCCGCCTTGGTAATGAAATCAAATCCCCTCTTGACCGCATAAATCCCACCTCCCACTCCGGCTATCGCCAGCATCCGCCGGCCTATTCTCTGGATACTTCGACTGAAGGCGTTAATCTGGGCGTTCGCCCTGTTTCGGGCAATAAACTCCAGACCTACCTGTGTCATCAAAGCCATTTACTTGCCTCCGGCCATCGCTTTGAATATCTGCGTGATCTCCTCATCGCTTTGCTCTCTGCTTTTCTCAAACTCGAACATCTTTAGAATCTTCTTGAAGGCCGGTTTGCGCTTGCCGCTAAAGCCGCAGACTGTTATCCAGGCTATTACTGCCGCCCGGTAATCCGCCCGCTTCTCGCCCCAGGGCTCGATAATCTCTAAGAGCTGCCAGCGCAGAGCCTCGTAGCCGCTCATCCGCTCATCTAACTCGGCCACGGACCAGCCTAAGTATCCTGCGAGTCGGTATCTGAATCTTCGTTCTCGAGCGCCCGGGCCGTCTGTGAATTTTTTACCAGGTCCTCAATCTCCTCGGCCGCCATTGCGCTCAATCGCCGAGCCACATCCAGGATAGGGTCCACTACGGCTGCTGGTATCTGGCAAAGTCTGCCCATATCCTCGTCGGCAAATAATCTGTTACCATGCTGGTTATGGACCGTCATCAATAGCAGCTGAGCTCTGGCATTGGCCAAGTGCAGCTGGCGATTGCGGCCGGATAAACGGACGACGTTATTCTCATATTCATCCTTTTGCCCGACCGTCAGGCCGTGAACCCAGATCTTGCCGATATCCGGTACCTCTAATTCTTCCCGCGGCACCTTGGCCGCAAAGAATCCATCTTTCTTTGCCCAGTCCATATTAGCCTCCTGCAGAAGATGAGCTTGAACTCGAAGAGCTTGAGCTTGATGAGCTTGAAGATGATGAGGGGAACTGCGGCTTGCCGGTACACTTGATGGCTATCGGCATCATCATAACATCGCCATCCGGCACCGATAGTCCCAGACTCTTCAGATAGCCTTTGACCACTAATGAATTGCTGGCCCGAGTTAGCGTCCAGTATTCCGTTGTCCCGGCTAATACTGCATCCAGGATCGTATTAAACAAGGTGGAATCGTAGCGCAGATCCCCGGTTATTTCTCCGGCATCCAGCAGACCGGCCTCGAATACCCGGCACTTATCCGGGCTATCGAAATCCGTTATCTCGATATCATCGGCCGTAATTCCCGACCAGTCGATATTGGTCAGCTTGCCGACCGAGCCGGTAGTGGAGCCTGTTAATGTCGCTCCATGTCCTATGGTCATATTTATCTCCTAATTAACTTTTACCAGTTCTGAATTTCCACATTCACTACAACTAAATCTTACTTTTGCTGGCGTGAATACTGACCCTCCATCAACAAAAATATCAAAATGTTTACAATCCGTATTCGTACAAGACCAATCAACACACATCTTTTCTGGTTTTCCTGTCAATTCACAAATTTCTGGATTTCTATTTTCTTCAAGAACATCCATCTTTATGCTTGAGCATATGGATCATCGGAATCAGTCGTATAGAGAACATCGATATTGACTGCGATGCCTGATAGCCGTGGCTCGGCTATGAACTTCTCCGGGGCCTTGAGCAGTATCCCCTCGGCCAGACCGCCCAGAGTCTCATAGCTCGAGCTGGTCAGCTGCTTTTCGATATCCGCCCTGATCTTGTTAAGTCTGGTATCGATGGCCTCGGTAGTTGTATCGCTGTCAATGACCAGCGCTTGTAAGGTAAAGGCCTGCAGCCAGCTTATGGTCTGGCCCGTCCGCTGATGCAATGCCGCCGATTCCTGCTCGATAATCACCGTCCGGTCGGTATTGAGATCACCTTCCAGATGGATTCTCTTCGGGCGCACCGCCGTCAGATCGTAGTTAAAGCCGTTAGCCTCGGTAATGGCATTGATCGCCTCCTCTAATTTGACCGCAATCTGTTCTACGATAGGATTACTCATAATGTTACCTGCCTAAAGGCAGTCATGCCGGAATCCTCCGCCTGAGTATCAGATCGACCTGGTCGTGGACGTTCTTTTCCAGCAGTCTCAACGAATCCTGATAAATTCGCTTGGCCTGGTCCTCGGCCTGGACGAAGATCTGTGAGAGAATCGGTCCTCGAATTCGGGCTATCGGCTTTCTGCCCACTTTTTTCCTGGTATCTATTTGCTGGGCCTCTTTGACGCCGATGGTCTGTTTGTAGCCGCCCGCCTCAGGCAATCGGATGAACCAGCCATGCAGGGCCGGAAAGGCCGTGCGAATCACTATGCGTTTGCGTTCGTACTGGACTGATAGACCTTTAGAGATTTGGCGCGGCCTGAGATACTGCAGGGACAGTCTCTTGCCGCTGATCCTTATGGCCGAGCGCCAGTTGGCATAGCTGGCCTTTTGCAGCAGGATTCTGTCTCGCACATCTTTGATTTTCAGACCGGTTCGCTGAGCCAGACTGCGGGCGGTCTGCGTCCTCGCCGAGCTCGCCGTCCGGGTCAGAGCCCTGCTCATAACCCGCGGCAGCGCTCGAGGGATATTCCGCAGTTCTTGCTCGAACTTCTTCAACTTCTGGTCGTCGAACCGTATCTCTAACATTAGCACACCTTGAGTTTTATCATTCCCGCATCCTGGCTGAGGATTTCGACAATACTGGTCATCGTCGGAACTTTGCCTTCTCTGGCCCCTAACTCTATCTTATCGCCGCCGGTATTAACCTGGTCCGAGGCAATGCCGTCGGTCGAGCTGTTCTTGACCAGGACCTCTATTGCCTCTCGTTGCCCGCCGCTCAATCCATCTATCAACTCCGGTCCCAGCCGAGACACCACGGCCTGGATTCTTCTCGAGGTCCCCGAGCTCGGAAAGTACGTCACATACTCGGCCCCCGGCAGCAGGAAGAAGCTCTCGGCCGTCAATTCCAGCGTCTGTTCAAACGCATCGCTCATTAGGTGGCATCAATCTTCATCAGATGACCGAAATACTTATCGAAGAGCTTTTCTATCGAAAAATCGCGGACCCGAAAGATGTCACTTTCGGTCTGCTCCTCGCGGTACTCGACAACCCTGCCCAGGCCATTTTCCACGCCCGTCCATTCCGGCTGCCGACCTAGACCCGGGCTGGACATCCGGCCGCTGGCCCTCTTAAAGACCAGTGCGTAATCATCCGCCCAGATATCCGAGGCCGTAAAGTCCTGGCCCTCATCGGCCGAGTCCTCGACCTGGCCGCCGACTATCAGATTGGAAAGGCCGAACAATGCCGCTATATTCGCACGCAGTATCGCCTCCGTCAGCTTATCTATACCCGGGAACCTGGCTATTAACACGGTATTTTTCAACAGGTTCTGCAGTGCCGCCTCGCCAATCAGCAGCGAGTCCGCTCTTACACCTGTATTCAAACGCACCTTTTCCTTGGCGGCCCCCACCTGCTCTATAACATTTGTAGTCGTGGTATCCCAGGGCGCGGTCGAGTTATCCGTATAAAGGGCACTGCCGGTGAATGTAGTCGTATTGAAAACGGCGGCCTTTATCCTCTTTTCTCTGGCCAGATACATAAGCTGGGTTATATTCTGGACCGTCTCATATTCGGCATCGTAGTCGCTCTCGTAATTGGCCCTGTCCTCATCGGTGAGCTGCCCTTCCAGCCCATGGTCCTTACAGGTATAGTCCAGATCCTCGCTGGTCAGGACTATCCGGTTAAATGTCGCACCGTTGGCATGATCCACATCCGGAACCTTGCGATTCTCTCTGGTAATCACN